GGATGAAGAATAATGCCAGTACACCGAATAAGCAAGAATGGTCAAACGTTTTATCAATGGGGCTCTGAGGGCAAGTTGTATAAAACAAAGCAAGAAGCAGAAGCGCAAGGTCGCGCTGCTTATAGTGCAGGTTACAAATCACAGGAAATGAAATCTAATAATGGCAAATTATAAATTACAAGCGGGACCAGATGGAACTGTTTGGTGTTCAATACAACCCTTAATAAGAGATATCCAAGAAACATTAGAAACGCTTATGGAAACAGATATTGAGTTTCTTACACCAGAACAGCAAACACATTTGGGTATGAAAATGGTTGGCTTAAATGCCATTCAAGAATTTATGCAGGCTTTGTTAACTGAACACGAGATGAATAAGGTAATAAATGAAAAAACTATATGATCGTAAAGATACAACTAACGCCAAAGCCCTAGACAGAATGGTTCTAGAACTTGGTAAGTATATGACTGAGTTTGAAATTGACTTATGTGTTGGATTCTTAAACACTATATCAACCAGCAAGCATGATGTAAATTGGTCAGAAACCGATGCATCAACTCAAATGAAGATTATGCTAGGCTCAGAACGTTATAAAGAACTTAAGACCAAGTGGTCAAAAGACAATCAACACTTGCTTAAACAAGAGGGTGTTGGCACAAGAAAGTTCAAACACAAGCGAGACAATACATTATATGATGGCTTAGATGCTACCGATAATGAATCAGATTTTGAAATTGTCTACGTGTAATGACACAAGCATTTGTTTATAAGTGGATACACAAGCCAACAGGCATGTGGTACATTGGATCAAGAACCGCAGAAGGATGCCATATCAATGATGGTTACATTTGCAGTTCTACCACAGTAAAGCCCATGATAGAACAAAACCCTGATGAATGGGAACGCTCAATATTACATACAGGTATGCCAAAAGAAATGCGCAAGATGGAAACAAGATTACTCACAGAGTCAAATGCTATGAACAATCTTATGAGTTTCAATCGCAATAACGCAGATGGGCCACCAAATAAGAGAAAAAGAACAATGGAAACCCCTATGAAAAACAATCAAATTGACCAAACGCCAAAGAAAGGGCGTGGTGGCAAACGAGCAAACTCAGGACGTAAATTAGGAGCAACGCAAAAGTTATCAGCAACAAGTTTGTTAGATGCCATTGCTCAAGCAGACGTTCCATTTGAGCAGGGCATTGCTGAAGATTATCATAAGGCACGTTTATCGGGCGATCTTTATGTTATCCAAAAGTATCAGAACATGATCCTAAATAAAGTTATCTCAGACAAGCAAGCATTAGACGTTACCAGCAACGGTGAAACAATGCAAGTGCAATTAGTGTTTACACCTGTAGAACTCCCTGATTGGAAGTCTAACACTCCTTTATAATGCGTAAAGTAAACTTTCAGTTATATGGTGAACAAACCAATATCTTAAATGATTGGATTAACACAGACAAGCATTCTATTTGCATAGTTCCTGCTGGATCAGGTAAAACATTCTTGGCAAGCGTATTCTTACCTATTGCTGCTGGTGATAAAAAATATCACAAGGGCAAAGACATTCTTTATGTTGCACCAACTAGAGAAATGATCAAGACTTTAATATGGGAACCACTTAAAAAGTCCTGTCAAGAATACTTTAACATTAAAGAATCTGAAATCAATAACGGTGACTTAACCATTAAGTTTCCCAATGGTACCTTTATCAGATGTAAAAGTGCTGAACAGGGTAATGCATTACGCGGTATGAATGCTGGTATCATTGTAATGGATGAAGCCAGTTTATACAATCAAGAAACGCTAACAGAACTATCAAACAGATTACGCCCTCGTGTTGGATCCTCAGACACTGCAGGTAGAATGATTGTTATATCAACCCCTCATGGTAGCGGTCCATTGTTTGATCTTTACAATGCTGCAAAGGTTAATCCTGAAAAGTATATTGTGAGGCATTATGATTATCAGCAAATGCGAGCAGGTAATTTAGAGTTTATCTTAGAACAAAAAAAGATTCTAAGCCCAATGAAGTTTGCGCAAGATTATCTTTGCAGTTTTGAAAGCGTAACAGATCAATTCTTTTATACCTTTAAGCCACAGTTTCATACAACAGATTTGCATGATTATGGTCAGGGTGATCTTTATCACTTTGCCGACTTTAACAAACGCATTGCAACCAGCGTGATTGCCAGAGTAACAAAGCCCTACGATAAAGCAGGTACCATTGAAGTATTAAAAGCATATACCATTGACAATTGCGGAACAGAACAACTGGCTGAAACAATCAGACAAGACTTTCCTAAACGCAGAATCTATTCAATCATTGACATGAGTGGTACTCAAGTTAATAGAGACACCACAAGTCCGTTTGGTATTACAGACAGAATTTTGTTAGAAAAATTTGGCTTTCAAATTATAAACTCAAACAAAGTTAACCCACTTATCTCAGATACAGATAATACTTGCAATGCCTTTATCAATCAAGGTAGACTTAAAGTAAATGCCTCTGAAACAAAATTGATTGAAGCATTAAAGAGTTACCACTTTGAAGATGGCACTAGAAAAAAACTAGTCAAGTACTCAGACAAGTTTGCCTACGTTGATGGTTTGGGAGACTGCATGAGGTACGGTATTAGTTTGTTGTTTCCAATCACGCATGAAGACACTGGCATTCCAAATTATGTTACAAGTGATGCACGAATGAACAGACGGCCAGGCAGCGAGTATCTTCCTGATTCACCCTTGTACCAAGGTGGCCCAACGTGGGAAGAACTTATGGGTCAAGACAATGGCGGCAACGAAGATCATGTTGTTTATTAAATGATAAATATACTTAAATAAGGACAATATGACAAAACCAATCTTAAGTGATGAAATTTACAGACAGTATTTTGATCAGAAATGCGAACCAGATGATAACAGTGATTGCTTGTTGTGGACAGCAGGTAAAAACAATGTGGGATATGGAATGTTTAGATATCAAAACAAAATGCAAACAACCCATAGAGTGCAATTAAAGTTACTTGGTTATGATATTGAGGACAAAGTTGTTTTTCACATTTGCGACAATTACGCTTGCGTTAATCCTGATCATTTGTTAATTGGAACATATCAAGACAAAGCACAGCAAGTTAGACAAAAAGGCAAAGCAGGTCTTGCTTGGAGCAGTAAAAAATATTACCAAACATGTAAATATTGCGGTTATCACGGCAGCCCTGCAGTATTAGGATATAGGCATCATGAAAGATGTAAGCAAAAGCCTTTGGTTTAGCCTTGCATAAATACATTGATAGTCTCAAATTAATTGCCACAAACAAGGATTTCTTTAATGAAAAATAGTGATTTTTTAAAACGTAACCCAATTTACAATGCAACATATGAACAAATGATTGCATTTCAAAATGCTTATCTTGGTGGCATGACCTTCAAACAAATGGTAAGAAAAAAGAGACCAAGTGAAGATTCAATCTTACATTTAGACTTAATTCAAAATACTGTAGCACAACCAATCTGCCGTTATATCGTTGATTCAATCAATGATGTATTGTTTGAGCCAGGCGTTAAACGTGAAATCAGATTTGCTAACAGTGCCGGAAGAGCAATCAACCAAGACACTATAGGTTGGAGCGAACTGTTCCAATTAGATGCTGACTTAAACAATCGTACACTCAATGGCTTTATGGAAACTGTGGGTGATCTTAGCAGTATCTTTGGTCATTGCTGGGTGTTTGTTGATATGCCAAAACAAAATCAAGGTAATCTTGGTAGACCATATGTTTGCGCCATCAGCCCACTAGATGTTTGGGATTGGGAATTTGAATACTATGGTGGTAAGCCAATTGTAAAATACATTAAAGTAAAAGAACGTGAAGAAGATGATTGCATGTATTTTAAATGCTATTATCTTGGTGATGAAACAACTCCAAGTCATTGGAAGTCATATGAGATCAAAAAGAATTCACCTGATCAAGAAGCAGAATTAGAAGATGAAGGTTTCTTCCCAGAAGGCATGGGCATCCCTGGCTTTATTGCATATGGTCGCAGAGACCCAAGAATCATTGACATTGGCATCAGCGATATTGATTCCGCTACAGAAGCACAGCGCGAACACTACAAACTAGAATGCGAAGCATATCAATCAATTCAATTTGCAAAAACAATCATTCGTGCTGACAAAGGCGTTACTGTTCCTGCTCATGCTGGTGCAATCGTTCGCGCAACGCAAGGTCAAATTGAAACCATTGCAGTTGATACAGGTGACGTTGACAAGATCGTTATGAAGCAACGCGATATTTTAGAACAGATTGAAGCCCTAACTGGTTTAGGTGGCTTGCGTAATAGTCGCAATCAAGTTCAATCAGGTGTTTCAATCATTGAAGAACGTAAAACTTTACATCGCTTAGCCAAATCAAAAGCCAGACTAATGGAAGTTACTGAAGAAACTCTTTGGACTTATGCCGCACGTTTTATGGATATGCGCTGGGCCGGTGAAGTTGTTTATAACACTGACTATGAAGCCCATGATACAAACTATCGTTTAGCCTTAATGGCAAAAGCCAAAGAACTTGTTCCAGACAATGAGTTTATCAATGGCTTAATCTTACAAGAAGTTATTTCAATGCTTGCACCACAAGAAGAAGTTTACCAATATCAGCAAGCAGTTGTTCCTTCAATGGGACCTGAGATGCAAAAACTTATGCAGCAACAAGAAAACGAAATCTTAACAAGAGATATTGGTAGCCAGATTCCATACGAAGAACCTGAAATGGAAGACGAAATGGAAACTGAAGATGGTTCCTATGGTTCAAGTGAACTAAGTGGTATTGGTACTAACATTAATAACGTTGGAAGAAGTTTTTATACACAAGATGCAATCGCAGCACAGATAACAGGCATTTCAACAGGAAGATAATTAGGTTTCAATAAAAGATAAA